AATGTGTATTGGAGGAAAACATCATGCATAACCTACTATCGAAATCGCAATTAAACGAATGGCGTCATTTTGAAGATACTGTCGATCAACTTGAAGTTGAAAATCAAAAAATTAATGACTACTATGAGTGCCTGATTGAGTGCGATGCATTAGGACAACACGAATGTAAAAAAGTTTGCAGGAGTATTCTTATGAAGTAAACTCAAAGACATAGAATCTCTGCACAAAGACCCGCAAGGGTCTTTTCTTTTGTCTAAATATGCTAGACAATGGAATATATGAATGGTGGATTATGAAAATCCTTGGACTTACATGGAACGAACTTTTAATAGCAGTGATGTTCGGGACTACTTTGGGTTTGTTTACCGTATTACCAATCTCACAAACCAACGACAGTACATTGGGAGAAAGTATTTTTGGTCGTTCCGAACACCAAAAGGAAAGAAACGAAAGGTCAAACAGGAGAGTGATTGGAAGCGGTATTACGGATCTTGTCCAGAACTGAAAGAAGATATAGAAAAGATCGGTAAAGATAAATTCAGGAGAGAAATATTATCTCTGCATAAAACAAAGGGGAGAACAAATTTTGAAGAGACACGTCAACTGTTTCTTAATAATGTTCTCACAGAATCTTTGAATGGAGAACCTGCATATTACAATAGCAATATATTAAGTCGTTATTTTAGAAAGGATTATTATGGAGACGATTGATAAGTTATATAAGTATTGTTCGCAAATTAATCCAGATTGTGAAGTATCTGATTATAATGACCATGTAGTCCATGTAAAAAATATTTTTAAGTATCCAGAAAAGATGCTTGAATTTCAATCTCTCCTTACAAAATGGGAATCATGTCACTCCGCCAAACCAGGTATTCAGTCCCTGAAACTTCCTTATTGGACAGGAACAGAAATTGCTACTAATGTATTAAATTTGGAGCAAAAGTTTGACGAAGATAGAAATGAGGTTGAATTTTATTACTTCTATTATAACAACACTGGATTAGATGCAAATCTGCATGATCTTAGAACAAATAATTGTAATCTTCCGCATACAGATCCTGGTTATGAACGTGACCAGATCCATTTAATTGGATTGGTAAACTTAAATAAAAGACCAGTTAAAACTGGATTCTGGGAGTTTAAAGGAAAACTGATAGAAGATTCTGAGAAATTTGCTGACGAATACAGTGAGTATTGTAATACTATAAATTATAATAATTATTATGAGAAAATTAACAATGGAATATTAGATAATGTTTTCAATGTTGAATATGGATTTAATGAGGCAATCTTTTATAACTCCATATCATTTCATCAACCAATCATTGATAAATATTACACAAGAGAGAGTCCAAGAATCATGATGAGACTGGCATACGTACTTGACGAGGGGGTGAAAGAGTGGTAATATATGGGAGTCAACGAGGCAAGCATGGAAGACCAAGTAATCGATTCAGTTTGTGAAATTATTGAATGGTCTAAAGAACGTTTGATGAATGAAGAACTTGAATGGGAAGATGCTGCATCAATTGCTATGGAGTTCCGAGAGTGGTTAGATGCAGACGAAATTGATCTCCTCTACCTTGACAAACTAGACTAAACAGTCTATAATTCTTTTATTGGGTCCATAGTTAAACGGATATAACTACCGCCTTCTAAGCGGTTATTCTAGGTTCGATTCCTAGTGGACCTGTTGGGAAGTACTCTTCCCACATTTACATAATCAAAATGCTCCCTTACAATCTTCAGGAAACCTACCGAATTACTCCAAATGCAGAAGCAGCAGAGTTTATTCAAGCAGAAGTTCAAAACTACTTTGGTTATGAACAAAAATCCAAAAGAGAAAAATATGCTGATGTGTGGGTTTCTAAGACAGAAGGTCTCAATGTAAAAACTGATAACCTTCTCTCTCAACAAAACAAAGGTCGTCTTTGTACTGCTGAAGTTAATCGGTGGTTGAGAGATCCAGATAATAATCTTAAGTTCTTGTTTATTGAATATAAGAACGAAGATGGACTTCTTACTTTAGTATCAACTAAAGAAGTTTATATTGAAGAAGTATGTTATGAAATCTCTAATCAGGGTCGTGGTCTTCTGCAACCTAAAAGAACATCTGAAGGAAAAGTAATTCTTCGGGATCGTATTAGTAGAGATGAATGGATTGAAGAATTTAAGATTAAGTATTCTGATTTTGTGGATAAACAAATAGCACGGTTTGAAAAATATAAATCAGATTGGTGTTAATATCTTCTTATGAAACCAGTAGACATCTTACTTCTAATATCTGAATTGGAAGGTTGCTATATGCACACTAAGAGACTTGGTTTTGAAGAAGACAAGGCAATCTTCGATCAGATGAGAAAGAAGTACTATAAACTGTACTTCAAACTCAAGAGAGAAGAAAACAATCCTCAGTAGCTCAGCGGCAGAGCCATCGACTGTTAATCGATTGGTCGTAGGTTCAAATCCTACCTGGGGAGTATGCCTCCGTAGCTCAGTGGTAGAGCAGGGCTTTTGTAAAGCTCAGGTCGCAAGTTCAAATCTTGTCAGAGGCTCCTTGCGGAATTAGTTCAGTGGTAGAACGTCAGCCTTCCAAGCTGAATGTCAGGGGTTCAAATCCCCTATTCCGCTTTTAATAATGATTTGCATTTTTACTAATAAATAGTAACTTAATCATGAAAAGAAAGAAGTTGAAGAAACTCATTCAAAAACCTCTTAGGTTTCACCACCAAGATATTCATGAAGAGTTGGATCAGATTAAGGAGATGTTGAATCATGTTATCTGTCAGATGCAAAATTTGCAATGTAGAATTGACCAGTACGAGCAAGACTCAGTGCTGCGGATGTCAGAATCAAATGGTTCTGAAGGATGATAAAGTTACTGCAAATGATTTAGGTAACGTTTTAATAACAAAGTCTGAAACTGGTATTAAGAATAGCAGTAAATTGTCTAAGTATGACTTAGAATATCAGGAGAACCGCAGAAAAAGAAAGGTTCGTAAACTTGATTTTGAGGTTAGATAGTGTATAATTCAACATACCTAATTCTAATTGTTTTTATTGCATTAGTTGCGATTGGGGGATACGAATCAACCCTAAGACTTATTCGGTTTATTGACATATCAATACGATTTGAAATTGTTAAAGTACGAATGTGGTTCTTAAAAAGAAAATTAGAAAAAGAATTAAACCTACCACCAAAAGACTGGAGCGATTTCAATGGAAAGCACTAAGACCTGCCCAAAATGTGGAGCAACCTGGATCGGGGGAGAGCATTACTGGGCAACAGGAAATAAAGGTAATGAAGATGATCTTGCAGGTCTAGTATGTAATAAACTAGGAGATGATACTTGTATAAATCCAAAGAAAGGATCTGATGCTGGAGATACTTGGAAAAAAAGACTTGGATATTTAGAAGGTGCTACAGAGTCTAGAAAAAAGATGTTAAATGATATGAATGATGCAATGGAGGAGTAATGCCAACAGGAAAAATTTCAAAGATTGATATCGAAACAAGAATTTATAAATTAAAAAATGCTCTCTATAATGGAGAGCATCATGATAAAAATGGTGACTGGCATGATGGTCATCATTCGGCACTCAATAAAGTTCTAGACATTTTAAACGAATATCGAATTTGATGAATCCAGACGAAAAACGAGAGTTTTATAAGTCACTTAGAGAAAGAATCCATCAGTTAAGAATGGGTCATCTCTTTGAAGAACCTTGCCCATTATATGAACCAGAATGGGATGAAGATTTGTGGGATTGTCGTCTTACTTATGATTATGATGATGAAGAACAGGATGATTAAAACTCTTATAAATTAATAACAACGGGAATTAGCGCAGTTTGGTAGCGCATCTGTTTTGGGAACAGAGGGTCACAGGTTCAAATCCTGTATTCCCGATTGCCCACGTGGGCACAAGTATCTTTTGGTGAATATGGAAAAAGTTGTAGAGAGCACTGAAGAGAGGACAGATGAGAAAGTGGCACAGGAGGAAATAGACGAGGAGTATTTGGAGTGGTATCATACACATGATCAGGGGTCCTGATCTTATTGCTCCTTTAGCAATCTGGTGAATGCACCGAACTCATAATTCGGCTAAGGTGAGTTCGATCCTCACAAGGAGCATCGGAGTTGACAAACAACTCCTTTT